CTGGCAGCCAGATACAGTGTTGATAGAAAAGAAAGCTAGTGGACAAAGTTTACTACAAGATTTAAGGATGGGTGGCATACCAGTATTAGCTTATTCACCAGATAGAGACAAGATTGCTAGGGCACATAGTAGTTCTGCATTGCTCGAAGATGGAAGAATATTCTATCCACAAGGTAAAAAATGGGCTAAAAACTTAATTGATATATGTTCAGCCTTCCCTGCGGGTGATAATGATGATATAGTTGACACTTGTACACAGGCTTGGCTAAGATTAAGAAAAGGTTGGTTCATCACTCATTCGACAGATTATGATGAAGAAGATGAAGTTCAAGAGAGAAGGATGACAATATATGGCTAGAGAACCTCAAGTAATTCCTTTTGCAGAAGGTATGCCTTCAGATGAGTTTCAGATAGAAGATATTGGTAATGATGAGGTATTAGTAGGCGACCCATCTTTAGATATTTTAGAAGAGGAAGATACATCCTTTGACCAAAACCTTGCAGAAACAATTGATGCAAAAGAATTAAATTCAGTCGCAAGCCAACTAATTACAAGTTACGAAGCAGATAAAGAAGCAAGATCAGAATGGGAAGACAGATATAAGCAAGGCTTAGAAACACTTGATGTACATGGAGGTCAAGAAGAAGAGGAAGACCAAAGAGCTACAAGAGGTTTAAGCAATGTAGTTCATCCTATGATAGCTGAAGCAGCTACACAATTTAATGCAAGAGCAATAGCAGAATTATATCCAAGTGGCGGGCCAGTAAAGACAATAATAGTTGGCGACCCAAGCGAAGAGATGGAAGAGCAAGCTCGTAGAGTTAAAGACTTTATGAACTATCAAATTACTCAAGACATGCCAGAGTACTTCCCTGATTTAGACCAAATGTTATTTCAATTACCTCTAATTGGTCACACTTTCAAAAAAGTTTGGTGGGATGCTAACCTAGATAGGCAATGCTCACAATTTGTAAAGGCAGAAGACTTTGTGGTTTCTCCAGAGAGTAAAGACCTATACACATCAAGCAGATACACTCACGTTATTCGTATGCCTAAGAATGACTTTAACAAATATGTTAAGGCTGGGTTCTATTTACCAAGCAAGTACAGTGGAGAAGATATAGACCCTAGTGGTGATGTAGGTAGTGAGATAGAGGGCGTTGACCCATATGGTGATAGTGAAGATGAGGTTATGACGCTTCTAGAGGTACACGCTTACCAAACATTCGATGGCATAGATACTATTGAAGAAGAAGACGATGATAACATGGTCGCCCTTCCTTATGTAATTACAATTGATTACGATGCAGAAAAGATAGTTAGCGTAAGACGTAATTGGAGAGAAGAAGACCCTAGACAGAAAAGAAGAGACTGGTTTGTAAGTTATAAGTTCTTGCCTGGTACTGGGTTCTATGGTTTTGGCTTGTATCACATGATAGGTGGGCTAGGTAAAGCGGCTACTGGATCACTAAGAGCATTATTAGATTCAGCGGCTTTCGCTAACATGCAAGGTGGATTCAAGCTCAAAGGTCGAGTGACTGGTGGAGAAATGCAGATAAACCCTGGTGAGTTTGCAGATTTAGATGCCACTGTAGATGATGTAAACAAAGCTATTATGCCTCTACCATTTAAAGAGCCTTCAAGTACCTTGTTCAATCTTATGAACGCTATCGCAGATGCTGGAAGAAGGTTTGCTAGTACTGCAGACCTAAATGTAGGCGATGTTAATCCAAACGCTCCCGTGGGTTCAACAGTTGCACTGATTGAGCAAGGTAGTAAAGCCTTTAGTGCCATACACAAAAGATTACACTATTCACAAGGGCAAGAGTTCAAGATGCTTGCCAAGCTTAATGCAGAGTATCTTCCAGATAGTTTTACCTTTGCTATGGGTGGTATAAGCGAAACTATATTTGCCAAAGACTTTGACGAAAGAATAGATGTAATACCAGTTAGTGACCCTAACATATTTAGTACTGCACAGAGAATTGCACAAGCTCAAGCAGTTCTTCAGATGTCCACTGCTAGTCCACAATTATACGATCAGTATGAAGCTAACAAAAGAATGCTCGAAGCTATTCGTATAAACAACATAGACGAAATACTAAAGAAGCCAGACGATGCAGCAAGAATTGATCCTATTACAGAAAATACTGCTCTCATGTATGGTAAAGCTATAAGAGCCTTTCCAGACCAAGATCATGAAGCACACATTGCAGTTCACCTTCAGTTTTTACAAGACCCATCTTTAGCTGGAAACCCAGGTGCTGCGGCTATGCAACCAATTATGATAGCTCATATAGCTGAACATATAGCGTTATTATACAGACAAAGAATGCAAGCAAGTATTGGCGTATCTCTTCCAACTTTGCCAGAGCTTCGTGACCCTAAATTTAAGTTCGAAGATATTAACCCAGAGATGGATAGAATTATAAGCGAAAGAGCAGCAGAAGTTGTAGCTAAAGCACCTCAGATGCAATCAATTGCACCACTAGCTAAAATGATGCAACAACAGCAACAACAACAAAATCCATTACAGTATGCGCAAGAATTAGCTAAATTAGAAGCTGAAGCCTTGAAAGCTAGAACACAAGTGCAGATACAAGCTGACCAAGCTAAAGCACAACAGAAACTAGCGATTAACGAAGCAGAAGCGAAACAAGATTTGCAGATAGAGCAAGCCAAGCTACAAGCAGACTTACAAGCCAAGGTAGCTAAGTTGGAACTTGAACTGCAGATGGAGCGTGAAAAAAACCAAGCTGAAATACAAAAGGAGATTATAAAGGATGCCACAAGACAACAGAATGATGGCTAGAGAAAACATACCATCAAACATGGATATGGGTATGGATAGCATGATGCCACAACGAGATATGACAGACATAGACAAAGTACGTTTACTTATGGACATGGGATTAAATGAGCAAGATGCTATTGAAGCAGTTGTTAGAGAACGATCAATGGGCACAGTAAGACCAGAAGAGTTTGGTGGGCAACAAATGCAAGCTCCTATGCCAAGACCTCAGACAATGGGTGGTCAGCAAATGCCACAACAATTAGGGGCTTTACCTCAGATGCCACCTCAAGCACCACCACCTAGACCAGATATGAGTGGTATGTCAAGAGAGCAGATGGATATGCTAAGAAGAGGTATCGATCCATTCGCTGAGGGCATGGTCAGATAAATGGCAAAAGGTGACCAAAATGGAGCACTTGGTTCTTTAACAGAAGAACAGTTTGGAAGCCTTTCAAGAGGTTTTGAAATGTCAAACCCAGTTGCTACTTTAGGTGGTATTGGCGTTACCAAAGGAAGCGTTCCCAGCTATGGATTGGGAGTTTTGGGATTATCGACAACTCCTGTAGGGATAGCTAACACTGCTATTGACGCTTATGGTAAATATAGTGCAGAAAAGGCTGCACAAGCAGCATTTGGTCAGAACAGAGGCTTTATAGATACAGTAACTGGGATGGTTACAAACCCAGCTATGGATACTGCTAGAAGCATGGCTGACACTAACAAAGATGGAAAAGTTTCACAAAGAGAAGCTCAAAACTTTGGAATGCAACAAGGTAAATTAACCTCTTACCAAGTTGGATTAAATCCAGCATATGGTTACACACCAAATACTGTTTCAATACAAGGTCTGACAGCGTTTGGCAAAAGCACACCAACTACTGGAACAGTTCAGACTATGGAAGCTCCATCCAAAGGCGTAGATCAGTTTGGTTTTTCAACTAATCCCTTTTCATATACTGTGGAGCAAGCAAGAGGCATTGCACAAGACACCCAAACAGGAGTAGGTAGAGGGATTGATACTGTAGGGCTAGGTGGTGCAAAAGGTGCTGGTTATAAAGGAAGTGTAGGAAATGCTTTTGGTTTTGGCAAAACAGAAGGCGTAGATACATCAGACCCTAATAGCACAGGAGCATCTACAGGAGTAGGTGGCTCTGCGGCTGGGGTAGGTGGTATGTCAGGTGGATCAACTTCATCATCAGCAACTGCAGGAACTACATCAGGTACAAGTTATGCAGATGATGCACAAGGCTCAGGTGGCGGACCTGGTGGTGGAACATACATATGTACTGCTTTATATGAAATGGGTGATATGAAAAAATATATCTACAAATATGATCAGATATATGGAAAACGTGTAGACCCATTGGTGTATAAAGGTTATTGTGTATGGGGAGAATATGTAGCTACAAAAATGAGAAAAAAAGGATTAGTCTACAAAATCGCCAAACCCTTAGCGTTAGCTTGGGCTAAACAAATGGCTTATGACTTATCCAATGGAAGATATGGTAAGAAGAGCAAGGTAGTTAAGGTAATAAGTAAAGTGGGCGAAGGGATTTGTTACGCTTTGGGTTTTGTATCTAATGTCAAGCAACTTATAGGAGAAAAATATGGCTGATATCAACATAGAGAACATGGAAGAGAACGCTGAGCTTTTCATGGAAAAGATGGGTTTCCCTCATAATGCACCAGGTTTAGAGTTATCTGATGATCAGTTAGTTAACTTTTTGTTGTTATGCTATCAAGGTATGATACTTCCAGACGAAGAAGAGGAAGAAGATTACGAAGAGATGGATGGAGACGTTAAGGTCAAAGTCATGAAAGTAGATAGTGGCGATATGCGAGGCGTCATGGATGAGATACTTGGTCATGGCTCACCAAAGATAGGAATGTAATCATGCCTGGGACTATAGGAGCATTATCAAACTTAGGTAATGATATGCCTATGCAACAAGAACAGAAAGTCAGCATGGGTGGTGAATTTATTGCAGAATTTAGTGGCAGTGATTTTGATTCAATTAAAATATTTCGTCTTGGTAATGGTGGATATTATGGTGACACTGGTGACTTTGACTTTACTGCTAATGATATGCCTGACTTACTACAAAAACTAAGAAGAATTGGTGCAACATCTTTAGACTATGGAGAACTTAAATAATGCCTGGAAAATACTCACCAAAACAAATGAAGATTGCTAAAATGGCAAAGCCTAAAAACAAGTTGACTGGTGCTGATTTTAAAAAGTTAGCTAAAAACAAAAAGAAGTCTAAA